ATGAAAATACTGAAATTCAGATTTGAAAGCGTGAGTCCGTTATTGCAACATGATGACAAGATGGCCAACCCGTTTAACGACTACACGAAACGAATGAAAGCCATCTCGTCTAAAAGGAAGAAAACGGATGATGATCTGATGGAAATGGCCAGGATCGAGTGGATGGCAAGTCTGTGCCACACCGAGAGAAAAGGCTATTACATGAAAGCCGAATGTATCGAAGCCGCCATGTTGGCTGGCGGCAAAGGATAAGAAACTGGGTAAAGCGTTTCAGACGGCCGTAAGCGTTCCGGACGATCCGGTCTTTCATTTCGAGCATGAATCGTTGCCTCCGGAAGAACTTTTCCGAATAGACGCATACAGGGATTTCAGGACTGTGAAGGTTCAGCGTGCCAAGATTTTGCGTTGTCGGCCGATATTCTGCGACTGGCATTGCGATGTGGATATATGGTATGAAGAGAACCGCCGGAACGAGCGGGAACTGAAAGATGTCGTGGATTTTGCAGGACGGTATGTCGGTATTTGCGATTACAGGCCTAAATTCGGCAGATTCAAAGCCATCGAAATAAAACAATGAATCGGTGGTTATCTGTTTGGGACCGCCGGTATTACCATAGGTGAAAACTTGTCCGCAGGCCGATGATTCTTTCGCGTCGGAATTTTTGATCTTATCATACTTATGGTATGGCGGGGCTGGATCCGGTTAGGCGTGGCGAAGAGAGGCAAGGTTTGACACGTTCGGGCTGGGTGCGGTACGGCTGGATATGGTCAGGCACAGTCAGGCGGGGCGAGGCTTGGTTTGGAGTGACGAGATAGGACCCGGCATGGCATGGTAGGGCTCCGGCATATGGAGTGGCTTTAAAAGATAGCTTGGAGCATGCGGGGGGCGATTCCCCTGCTATCTGCGGAGATGCAAAATCAACGATTTATGGAACGGGTGGAGATCGGATCGGCCGAACGGACGCGACTCAAAGAGACTATCGTGTCGGAATTTATACCGGGGCAGCTCATAAAGTGCGAATGGCTATGGACAGCGTTTCGGTTGGAAGATTTCAGCAGAGCGGAGTTCGGGGATTATGAAAAACCGGCCGATTTGATCGCGGCGGTAAAGAAAGCGGATATGGACTATATGGACTTCGTGTCGGAACTGCGACATGAGTTGCAGGTGGAACGGAAAGGACTTTTGGTCAACATATTCGGTAAGGGATACAGTATGTTGCCTGCCGACGAACAGGTCGGGCATGCGTTCGATAAGTTTGTCGGTATGGTTAACCGGCTGATCCGAAAGACCCGGTTTATCATGAATCACGTTCTTCCGGTTTCGGCAGAACAGAGTAAGATAGACCGCGACCTCAAAGCGAAGTTTTCTCTGCATGAACAGATGTTCGTCGGAATGAAAAAATAATTGTCGACGCTGAGGCATAAGGCCTACACGACAGTTACGAGAGCTTATGTCTGCTTTATAGGTCTGATTCGGAAAGAGATAACGGTAGATGCCGAATATTTGTTTAAAAGACGAGGGAGGATAGGTTTTTATTAAAAGAATTTTTGCCCTGTCTCTTACTCGGCCCGGCAATAAGGTCTTCTTTTCGGAGTTTCGTTATGACGTAAGTCGTTACATGCGACCTTGTTGCCGTCAATAGGTAATTTGAAGTTGTTTTCACATAGCGCAAATTGTATATGGTTGTCAAAATGTTTTCGGGGCGGATTGTCCGTAGTTCGTCCCCGACAGGCGTCCGCCTGACGATAACCGGTATAGGAAGATGGCCGTGACTGGCCCCGACGTGTGAGGTTCTTTGGGTCCGCGAGCGGGCTCAGGCCGATATATACCCCTTTATCTTTGCAGTTTCTCCTCCCGTTTCGGCATACGGTGGCCGGTTATAACGTTTCCGGAATCGGAGCGGGACTTGCCGGGCGAATCTTCCGAGGAAGACGTTCGTACAGTTCCGTTTGAACGTCAGCGAAATTTGGTGCCGGCTTAACGATACCAAGAGGTTGCAGCGCCTGTTTCTTTCTTGTTTTTATCCGTTCGGCAGGGGGCGACCCGTCGTTCGCCGGGCGAAAAACGTCTGCTTCCCGTGCATGGTTCGGACGACTCGTCCGAGCGTTTTCGCCATTTTTTTGCAAGAACCTTTGGGAGAATGAATATTTTGATATATATTTGCACTCGCAAAACGGAGATGCGGCAGGGTTGTTCTCGAAGCATTCCGCAGAATATTCCTCAATAGCTCAGTTGGTTAGAGCACCTGACTGTTAATCAGGGGGTCCTAGGTTCAAGTCCTGGTTGAGGAGCAAACCGAATAAAGTAAATCAGTGAGAAACCCGATAAATCAGCGATTTATCGGGTTTCTTATTTGATCTCCCCGAGGGAAAAAATGCAATTTTATGTATTGCAACGGGGGCTAAATCGGGTACAATTCAAGTGACCGAAAAAATGTACCCGATTTAGAGTTTATATCACAGATTAACAGAGTTTTGCGTCTTGCTAAACAGCCTTTGATTTATTAACTTTAAACAGTAAATCAGGCGACATGAAAAGACAAACTTTCGCGGTTTTGTTTTACATTAAGAAAGCAAGAATCGGTAAATTAGGAGAAACGCCTATTCTCGCTCGAATCACGCTGAATGGTGTCAGAGCTGAGTTTCAGTTAAAACGCAAGGTAAAACCCGAGCAATGGGATTCGGCTAAAGAACGAGTAAACGGCAAGGGTAGCATCGTTGAAGAAATAAACAATTATCTAACCGGTGTTCGAGCTACCATTTTTAATATCCACCAAGAGATAGAGCAGTCCGGCCGAGAGATAACCGCCGACCTGCTCAAGCGTCGTTTTTTGGGTATGGGAGCATCCCAGAAAACGCTGCTCGAACTGTTTGACGAGCATAATAAAAAAATGAATGCTCTTGTCGGCAAAGAGTTTTCACAAAAGACAGCGGACCGTTACGAGACGACATATAAGCACTTGTCCGAGTTTATGCAGCGACAACTGCACCGAAAAGATGTCGCTATTTCCGAAGTCAATTATCAATTTATAACCGATTTCGACGTGTTTTTGCAAACCACCAAAGGTTGCATCCACAACTCGGCCATCAAGCATCTGAAAGCATTAAAGAAGGTGGTCAGGATCGCGTTGGTCAACGAATGGATTAAGCGAAACCCATTCGAGAATTACAAACTACGCGAAGACCCGGTTGAGAAAGACTTTCTGACAAAGGAAGAATTGGAGCGGATTATCAAAAAGAAGATGACTATCCAAAGGCTCGACGTTGTCCGTGACATTTTCGTATTCTGTTGCTATACGAGCCTATCCTATATCGACGTAAAGCTGTTGACTCCAGAGCACTTGTCCAAAGATAATCGCGGCCAGCTCTGGATCAGAAAAAGCAGGCAGAAGACTCGTAATATGTGTCTTATTCCGTTGTTGCCTCCGGCGTTGGAAATCATCGAGAAATACAAAGAGCATCCCGTTTGTCAGACCGAAAACGTCGTGCTCCCGGTTCCGAGTAATCAACGTCTGAATAGCTATTTGCAGGAGATCGCAGACATTTGCCGCATCCGAAAGAAAATTACGATGCACGTCGCACGCCATACATTCGCTACGACCGTCGCTCTTGCCAACGGGGTGTCGCTCGAAACCCTATCCAAAGTTATGGGGCATAATAATATCAGGTCCACGCAAATATATGCGAGGATCACCGATACGAAAATTAGTAATGAAATGCAGATGCTGGCCAGTAAACTGTATGGCTGATAGCTAAGTGTTATCTTCTGTAACAAGCGTTGAATCCAGCGATGAGCCTGTCGCCGGATTCGACTCTTGTTGCGGTTGGTACTGAACGGCCCGGAACGGTCATAGTACGCTGTACACGACATATTTCGGCAATATTTCCGTTATGTGTCTGTTGTCGAATTATTCATTAAATCTTTTGGTTATGGACTGCATGCTGATTGAAACGAAAGCCTATGAGCAATTGGTCGAAAAAGTGGAGGAACTGACGGCTAAAGTAACTATGCTGGCGGAACGGTTGAATCGCCCCGAGCCAGCCGTATGACTTACCGCTTCTGAGGTGTGCCAAACGCTGAATATCTCTAAGCGGACACTACAATATTACCGTGATACCGGAGTTATTCCCTATTCCTCAGTTGGCCGGAAAACCTATTACAAAGCCGCCAAGATCATGGCGATTCTTACTGCTCATACCAACCGCACAAAGTTCTAAAACATGAATGATACGATCAGCCTTAAATCAACGTCCTACAAAGCATTGATGAAAAAGATAGAAGCAAGCTCAAATGTTGTTGACACTTTATTAGCTTCGTGTCGGCCTACTTTACAGGGCGAACGTTTTTTGTCAAGTGAAGAAGTTTGCCGCTTATTTCATATCACCAGAAGGACGTGTCAAGAGTACCGCGATCAACGCATAATACCGTTTACGTCCATCGGCGGGAAGATCTTGTACCCTGAATCGAAAATACAGAATCTCCTTGAGCGTAATTCCGTCACTTCAATTAAAGAGATTTAAGAGATTTAAACGCAGCCAAAAGTCTTTTGGCTGCGTTTAGCTTCAATGCAATATTGTATTGAAAAACAAGACAAAAGATTGCGTGCGTAGTCGTGTAATATTTTTAACTTAGAGAAATCACCCTCTGTTTTAACACTCCTTATGTTGAATCCCATTAATCTAATTGTCTATTTAAACTATTTAACAATGGAAAGAACAACTACACGACCCGGAACAGAGCTTAGAAATGTGGTGAGCACAACTTTTCTAAAGTCTGAGCAAGCAAGAATTACAAGGAAATTCAATCAGAAACTGAAACGCATATATAGACAGGAGCCAAATTTGGCCGAACGTTTACGTATCTTGAAGCAGCGTCGAGCAGAGTTAAATATGCTCGTAAAAAAAAACCGCTCTATGTTCCCATCTTGAGCATATAATAACACTATTCGACATCGAAATAGAGATTACCCAAACGATTATTCGGGATACGGGGCAGTTGTATTCAGCCGAGTCTCCCGGGTTTGCCTCACCGTTCAAGTGGAGCGCGACAGTGGCGGATTTGATCGAACTGATCTATGCTCTTATTACGGCTCGTTGCATAAATGACGGCAATATTCCCATTGCGGATATTGTCGTTTTCTTTGAAAAAATGTTTAATATCAAGCTGGGGCGATTTTATATAAAATTCGCACAGCTTCGAGCAAGAAAAAAGGAGCGAGCCGTCTTTCTCAAAAGACTATATGATTTACTGATAGATCGGATGAATTCGCTCGACAACTGATTTTACATACACGCTGAAAAAACGCGGTAGTATCTATGGTACTATCGCGTTTTTTATTTGGTATTCAGTCATTTTTGCACTGAAATCAAACAACACTGCACACTATGGAAATCGAAGATCGACTTCTCGACGCTCTAAGTAGCAGTACCGATCAAATACTTGGAGAATTGCGCGCGATCAAAAAAGACATTTACGAGCTGAAAGTGAGCCGCATGATTATCGACGGCGACTTGATCCTCGAATTTTCGGAAGTCTGTACGATGCTCCACATGAGCGAGCGGCAGGTACGACGTTATCGGGAACAAGGCGAGCTGGTCGGTTTCCTGCTGGACGGAAAGCGCTTTTATCGTCACTCGGAAGTGCAGGAATTTTTGAAGCGACGCATCGAACAATCAGCCGGTTGGAAACGCAATCGGCCTAAGTGTAAGTAATCTATTAATTTATATTGTGTTATGGAAAAGAAAACAATGATTTTAATCGAGCGCGAGACGTTTGGGAGACTTATTAAAACGAACATTCGCTTATCCAAAATGCTATTGTTGTTGGAATACATTTGCGAACAGAAAAAGGTCGCTATGACTTTAACCTGTGAAGAAATTTGCGAGGTAGTCGATATTTCGCAGGTACAACTCCGAGAAGGCCGGGCAAAAGGCTGGATTAAAGGAACCGACATCGGTTATGGTGTCATGGGCTATAAAGCCTATGACGTTGCCAGACTTGCCGAGAAGATCAACCGTCGCAGAATTCTCCGGCGGTTAGCAAAAATCCCGACAGTCGAGATTTAACAATCAATCTTAAACTCTTAATAAGAGCTGTTCCCGCGAAACAGCTCTTATTATTTATTATTCGCGTTGGCGCTAAGCAAGGTCGGGCCGGGAATTTCCTCTCAAAATTTTTTATAGGAAAAATCTGACCGCTCGCTACGCTCGGGTGCAGATTTTTCCGAAAAAATTTTGCCCCGGAAATCCTTTTCCGGCCCGTTTTTTTGCTTAGAGCCAACGCGCTGACATAATATATATCTGATAAACAGATATATAAATTATTAATTGATCGTAAAAAATATTTACGGTCCTAAAACCTGTGTACCTATGGAAGAGTTTGCAAAAAAACTATTGGAAGTAATCGAGAAAGTCGAAAAAGACGATGATTTAGACGGAAAACTCAAAGAGGCTTTCGATGAAATCAAGCGTGACCTGAGACGGCACATCAACGGACAAAAGGACAAGAAAAACAAACACAATTAACTTTTTTATCAACTAATGAAAATCTAAGGTTATGAAAACGAAAAGTGTAAATGCCAAAACAAATCAGAACGTAAAGGGTATCGTAGCTCATCTGATTGCCAATGCCAGCAGTTTCGACATTCCTATCGAAAAGATCGTGACGAGCCCCTACAATCCGCGTAAACGATTCGACGAGGCACAGATTGACAGCCTTGCCACCAATATCGACGCAGTGGGGCTGATTCAACCTATTCTTGTTCGCCCATGTAAGGACGATGATATGTACGAACTGATCGTAGGCGAGCGCCGCTTCCGGGCCATGCAGAAAGCCAATAAGAAAGTGATACCGGGATTGATTCGAGACGTGCCGGATGAGTTGGCTCGGGCCATCGCGTTATCCGAGAATATCAATCGGGTCGATCTGACACCGATTGAGGAGGCGCAGGCTTTTCAGGCGGCTCTTGTTCCCGATTCTGACATCAAGGCATTGAGCGTCGATTATGGGGTGAGTGAAACCTATATCCGCAATCGCATTCAATTGCTCAAGCTGATCCCCGACATTGCCAAATTATTGACCGAGAAGGTTATTTCGATAGGAGCCGCATTGGAAATAACCCGCTATCCTGACAACATACAAGAAAACGTCTATAAAGCCCATTTGAAAGAAAACTGTACGGGCACTTCGTGGCGACCTATGAAAGTCAAGGAGCTGGCCCAAAAATTGGCAGAAAACTATTCGCAACGGTTGACTGATTACAAATTTGACAAGTCCGATTGCGAAAAATGCCAGCACAATACAGCTTTGCAAGAGTTGTTTGTCAACACGTGCTCTTGCCGTTGCCAAAATCGGACTTGTCTCGAAGAAAAGAACACTGCCTACCTGATAAGTGAGGCAACACGTCTGCTCATTAACGATACGACTCTCGAACTCGGTGTGTGCCGCTTGACTGATAATGCCATCGTTATGCAACACTTGATCGACATCGGTTATGAGTCGGTGCAGGTCGATTGGTTGAAACCATATGTAACATGGGATTTTTACCCGTCGGAGCCGGTAAAACCAAAGCCGGATGACTTTCAATCTCAAGTATTGTATTTACAAGAGTTGGATAGGTATCAATTACGTCTTTCGCAATACCAGTTGCAAGAACAACGTCTCAAAGAAGGAACTCTCAAACGCTACCTGATCGTTGAAGAAACACGTTTGTCGTTTATTCTGGAAGATTTATGTAAAAAAGCCGAGGCTGAACGGGTAGTAATCGAACCGGAAGCCGATCAGTTACGGGAAAAAGATGAAGCCTTCCGAGCCAAAAGGGATGAGGATATTATAGTAGCAATGCGGGATTTTGTCGCAGAGCAGAAAGTACCGACCGACCCGATCAGTCCAACAGAACAGCGATTATGCCTGTATCTATTGTATAGAAATCTTGAATCCGAGTTTGAAGAAAAACTGAACTTCCGCAAGGAATTGACTGTTGATCGGGTCAAGAACCTCAAAACAGATCAACGGATTAAACTTATGCGCTGCTTCATCTTTTCTCAAATCTTCCGTGATAAAAAGGATTACAAGGAGTTTTGGTCATACTTCCGTGAATATTGCAAGCAGTATTATCCAGAGAAACTTGCGGAGATTGAGGATGTACACGAGAAGAAGTACCAAAATAAGCATCAGGCCATTGAAAGGAGACTGGCTGAAATTGAAGCTGAAGAGCAGGCGGTAGCCGAGGCCGGACGGTTGTTACCGGAATATGAGCAATCGCAGCTTCCTCCTATTACAAAGCTGATACCCCAGTCTGTTTCCGTGACGGTGCCGCAAATGGAGAGCCGGACGGATATAGTCGAAGATGCCAAGGTGCTGGTCTTGTTACCCCAAGCAGTCTCCCCGGATCAGCCAGAGGAGATCGAACAGGCAATAAAAATAGAGGTAAACGAAACGGCACCGGAGGAACAACCGGGGAAAGATTCGGAAGTAGCAATGATCGAGACTGAAATAATCACCGAAGCACCTCAGTCTGAGCCGGAAATTATCGAGGTAAGCGCAGAAACTGTTGGGAATAATCGTACTGAGACAATGCCTGTCCCTGTGCCGGTAACAACAAAGAAGCAGGGCAAAGGTCGAAAACGGTTGAAATCCAAATCAGTGGCATAACAATATTACAATACAAAGTAGGTGTCCCCCCGGAGAGCCTCTAAAAAACCATGACAGGGGCAATAGCGTATAAAACGCACGCCAATAATATTTTAGCGACATTGCACCGGAGGTAAGCGAGCGGTTTGACCGCACGAAAAGGCATAGTTCGGAAAGAGTTGCGTTACCAGATCGTTACCGCGACTTTTTCCGGACTTTGTTTTTAATGTATTGATTTTTCGTTTCTTGTATCGGTTTTCACGACAACAAATAACTCTGACTAACGTATTATTACTAAAAGTTTTAGAGTTATGGCAAGAAGCACTTTCAAGGTCCTGTTCTATCTGAAACGACAGGCCGAGCAGAACGGCAAAGCGCCCATCATGGGGCGTATTACCATCAACGGGACTATCTCGCAGTTCAGTTGCAAAATGTCTGTTCCACCCAAACTATGGGACACCAAAGCCAACAAAGCCTCCGGCAAGAGCGTCGTCGCCCAGCGTATCAACGAGAAGCTGGAGAATATCAAGACCAATATCGGCAAGCAATACCAACGCATCTGCGACCGGGACAGTTATGTCACCGCCGAGAAAGTTAAGAACGCATGGCTGGGATTCGGGGACGGTTATCAACACCTATTACAAACCTTCGACGAGTACCTGAAAGAATTTGCCGAGAAACGTGCGGGGAAAGACCGTGCGGTCAGTACGCTCGAAAACTACACCCGTGCACGCCGCTATCTGGCCGCATTCCTGCAATACGAATATAAGGTGGAAGATATACCGTTCAAGGAATTGAAACGGGACTTTATCGAAAAGTATGTGGTTTATCTCTCGACTGTCCGTAATATGCTCCCCGGTAGTATCCATACTCCGATTAAGAAGCTGAAGCTGATGAGCTATACGGCCTTCAGGAACGGCTGGATCGCTTCCGACCCGTTCGCCGGGTACCGGTATAAAGTCGAATACCGTGACCGCCGCTTCCTTTCGGAATCGGAACTGAGAGCTGTCATGAATGCGCAACTCCCCAACTACAAAACTGCGATCGTGCGGGATATCTTCGTGTTCTGCTGTTTCACGGGACTGTCTTATGCCGATGTAAAGAAACTGAGCTATGACGACATTCATACGGATGAACGGGGCGATATGTGGATCATCGACCATCGACAAAAGACAGGCACGCAGTTTAGGGTAAAGCTCCTGCCTGTGGCCAAAGAACTCGTAGAACGTTACAGCCGGCTGAAGCTCCCCGAAAGTAAGGTATTCCCGGTTAAAGACCGTGATTCGATGAATATGTCGCTACGTCATGTGGCGCGTCATGCCGGACTGTCGTTCAGTCCGACGATGCACGAGGCGAGGCATACGTTTTCGACCACGGTGACGCTATCGCAGGGCGTACCGTTGGAAACGGTCAGCAAGATGCTCGGCCACAAGCATATCACCACGACCCAGATTTATGCCAAGATCACCAACGACAAGATCGGCAGGGATATGGATGCGTTAAGCGAGAAAATCGCGGAGAAATTCAAAACTGCGTAACCCGATAAAAGGCCGATACTATGAAAACACATATAGAAGACACCGGTTCTATCGTGATAACCGAGGACGATTGCGGAAACTGTACCGTAACGGTCCGTCTGGTCGATGGCAACGTATGGATGACGCAGTACGAGATCGCGCGGTTGTTCGGCGTGTACGATGCCACCGTCCGCAATAATCTGAGAACCGTGTTCAAAAGCGATATGTTGCGGGAATGCGACGTAACCCATCCCTCGTGGAACGGGCAGAGCGGGTTCTGCACGCTTTACGGGCTCGAAGCGATTATCTACATGAGTTTCCGCGCCGGGACCTACCGGGCAAAGGCTTTCCGAAAATGGGTAGTGCATACCCTGAGCGAACATTACCGTCAAGGTAAGCCGAAAGGACCGTCCGTGATTCTCGTGTACCGTTCCGGGGCGGAACGCTTCGGACAAACCGCGAGCTGAGAGAACAAGGATATTGATCTGAACGTAGGGAAGCCGGACTATCTGTATAGCCCGGCTTCCCCGTATAAATGATCAAGACTTGTTCCGATAGTTGTTTTGTTACCGTACAAAAAGAGTGGATGTTTGTTACGAAGTTGCGTAACTTCCTTTAAATCGGAAGTACGGTTCGGCAAAGTTCTGTCGCGTTTCAACGCCGGCATCTTGCGAACGGCGTCATGCCCGAAGTCAATTTCTATTGTACCCGTGCGTATGCGCCAGAAGCACCCGTTTCCAGTAGGTTTCCCGCTCGATGATGCCGTCGTCTTCCTTTTTCATCGGGAAGAGTTCGAGCAGCGCGAACTGAAAGTGCTTCGCGGCATAACCGATTCCGTGCTTCGATATGAGTTCCGACAGTTCGTCGTTGTTCCCGTGGCCCGAACCGACATATTCCGACCAGCGCGACCAGATCCCGCTTTGCCCGTAGGCCGAGCCGACATATTTTTTGCCGTTCGACTTGTCCGTGATTACGTACACCCCTTTCATGTTCTCCAAAGCGACTTTCCAATCCTGCTTCTGGCGGTGAACGATCTGCGCCAGATCGGCATAGTCGATGCAGACGTTGTCGTAGCCCGGAAAATCGATTCCGGCGTACGGCTCTTCCGTAATCCGGGAGACGGTCATCTCCTCCATGTACGATTCGAGGCGGAAGGCCCTTCCCCGCATACCCTGATACCGCTCGAAGTTTATTTCCAGCCTCCCGATCAGGGATTCGTATTCCTCCACGACTTCGAGATCGTATCCGATTTCGGTGTCGCTCCAGTCGTCGTGCCGGCCGACCACCCGAAAGATACCTCCGAACAGGTAACGGTTCCTTTTGTGGTAGTCGGTAATGACGGAGAGGATGTATTCCCGAGGGAAGTCGTCTTTGTTTCCGCGCCACCTGTTCCACTCCATCCATTCGTCGAAACTCCGGACAAATACGTCCAGCGGCTGTTCCGATCCGTTCCAGCCGGCGATATGCAGTTTGTAACTGCTCCAATCTTTCTTGTCGATATTCAGAATCCGGTTTAGTTGAATCGTTGTTTGCATCGTGATTTGGTTGTAGGTTAAAGGTTAATTCAGTTAAAGTCGTATCCGACGATCCGGTCTGCATAGTCGCTCCATCCGGGAGCGCTTTTGTAGGCCTCGACCGAGGTCGTGGGAACATATATCTGAAAATCAGCATGAGCGCCGCCAAATACATTTGTAATAATTGACGGAGGGGTATTCCGTTTGCAATATGCACTTGTCAGTTGGAAACATCCACCAAATGCGTTCTCGCCAATCGAAGTAACGTTTTCGGGGATTGTGATGTTTTTTAGCCCTAAACACGAAGAGAATGCAGACTCTCCAATCGAAGTGACGCTTTCGGGAATTGTGATGCTTGTCAAAAGTCCACAACCAAAGAAAGCGTACCCTCCGATCGCAGTCACCCCTTCGGGAATCGAATAGTCGGTCATACCTGCCGGAGCAAAAGCTAAAAATTCCCCGTCTTTAATCAGCGCCCGATGGTCCTCCGTAGCATATTTTCCGTAGAATGCCATTAAGTACGCGCTATTTTGAAAGGCTCCATCCTCGATTGAAGTGATACTTTCGGGAATCGTGATGCTTGTCAGACTTTGACAGCCCCCAAAGGCTCCCTCCCCAATCGAGGTCACACTATTGGGAATCGTGATGCTTGTCAGACCTGTACCAAAGAAACATCCCGCTTCAATCGAAGTCACACTATTGGGAATCGTGATGTTTTTCAGTTTATCGCAACCATAGAATGCACTTTGCCCGATTGAAGTAACGCTTTCGGGGATTGTGATGTTTTTCAGTCCGATACACATTCCGAATGCTTGGACACCAATCGAAGTAACGTTTTCCGGGATTGTGATACTCGTCAGACCGTGACATCCGTCGAATGCCAAGTCTCCAATCGAAGTAACGCTTTTGGGAATTGTGATACTTGCCAGATCGCTACAACTCCTGAAAGTACCGTTCCCAATTGCAGTCACCCCCTCGGGAATCGAATAATTGGTCATGCCAGCCGGAGCAAAAGCTAAAGATACTCCATCTTTAATCAGCAACTTATGGTCTTCCGAGGCATATTTGCCGTAGAAAGCCATTAAGTTTTGGCAATCGTTAAATGCTCTATCTCCGATTGAAATGATACTTTCGGGAATCGAGATGCTTGTCAGACCTTGACAGCTTGTGAAGGCTGACTCCCCAATCGAGATCACACTATTGGGAATTGTAATGCTTGTCAGACCGTCGCTAGCTCCGAAAGCATAGTCTCCAATCGAAGTAACGCTTTCGGGAATCGTGATGCTTGTAAGACCGTCACGATTAATGAATGTGTCATCGCCGATCTCACTCACCGGGCCGTCGAACCGGATAACCCCCTTGCCATTTTCGATGGTATTCGACAGGATATTGGCTCCGAAATTTATATTGGTTGGATAGACGACCGTATTATCCGCCGAGGTGTACCATATCTCATTGGAAGTCGAAAAGAGGATCGGAATATATGCCGATGAAATTTCGTTGTTCCCATCCGACACGCAGAGCGAAACGCTTGCCGATTGTGTGCCGTTGAAAAACGCCTCGCTCAGATTCTCTCCCGAAACGGTAATACTGATTATGCCTTCGGTCTGGTCGGCCTCGCACGAAAGAATCGGCATGTCGATATGCGACACGGCGCGGGTGGCAAGGGTATAGACCGCTTGCATCGAGAGCACGGACTGCCATGCCGCGGCGATTTCCTCCGCCGCCTCTTTCGGCGATACCCGGAAGTCGAATCCGGCAATAGTTTCCTCGATGCCAGTTCTGATCATCGTTGCTTTCCCGTCCGCATATTTCGGTATGTAGATGAGCGATTGCAGACGATCGAAAAGCTTGCTTTCAGTGGTAGGAATAGTAAACTCCGTACCGTCGGCCAGCGTAAAGACGACATAATCGCTGCTTGTTTCGTAATCGATATTCTGGAACATCGAATCTCCGCCCGGTTTACCGTCCTCGCCCGTAGCTTTGCCGAGTTGCGTCCACGAACTGCCGTCGTTGTAAGATACATGCCAATAGCCGTTCTCGATCTTCAGTTGCGGCGTGATGCCGGATTCGCCTTTCTGCCCTGACTCTCCCTGCAAATCTTCCAGCCACTCATCGAGTGTCCCCGAATAACCTTTCTCAACTGCTAACTCATAGGCCGATTTGCCATCGTTTCCATTCGTCCCGTTATTGCCTTTGAGCGATTCGAGCCACTCCTCCTCCGTGCCGGAATAACCTTTCTCAACCGCCAGTTCGTAGGCGGATTTTCCGTTCGTGCCGTCGGTTCCCTGTGCCTTGATCTTGCTGCCGCCCTTGGTCAGCCACTCCCCGTCCAGCGTCCAGTAGTAAATTCCGTCCGCATCCTGCCGCACGCCGATCACCGGGGTATGGCCGTCATTGCCCGTAGCTCCGGTTTCACCCTTTTCTCCGTGATAAATGGTTATGGGGTCACTCTTCGTGAATGTTATAGTATATCCGATCTCCTTGCCTCCCTGTGTCACGGGGATTACACGGGTAACATAGTCGTTGTTCTGCAACGCCGTTACGATGGTTTGTAAAGAAGATATGTTGGTGTTCATCTGTCGGCAGAGTTCTTCGAGTCGCTCCACTCTGGTTTCCAGATCATCGACACGACCGGTCAACCCCGAATCGTCGTACTTGCTGCAACCTGGCGCAAATAATAGCGCCATAGCTGACAAAAGTGTAAATAATCGTTTCATAGTAACTATTTAATTGGTTCAGTAATTCCAATTCCAGTTACCATTCAACTCCTAAATGGTGTTTGATATAACCGCAAAAAAAGTGTGGAGCTGATTTCGTTTATCAATCTGAAGGTTGTGGCAAACCCGAATCAAATAAACGACGCAATACCCCACACTTGAATAGATATGGGGTACGAGTACGCAGAACGCGTCCCTGCCATAATCTAAGCAAGAAATGAGTGCTGTTCGTTGTCCTTGATTCGTTGAAAATTGCCACATTTTCAGATTCGGACAGTGCGAAAACACTTTCAGTATGTTCGCTTTGTGTAAAATACACTCAGCACCACAAAGATATATTATTTTCACAGACGAACAAACACTCATTCAGGGGTATTGCCGAGGTATAATATTTTATTCGGTCGGAATATGCGTCCGAAACACAAATCGGAGATGATACTATAACATAGAGGAACCGGGACGCAAGGGGTATCTGGCCTCTTGTGCCCCGGTTTTTAGATTATAAATTTTGAGTACGATATGATTCCTGTTGTCTACTCGAACTAACAAATATTGGATATTTTGCAATACCCCACTAATGGATAACTCATTTATATGAGAAAAAAGCAATATTTTTGTGATATTAATTGCCTGACAGGTGATGAGATCATTGTTTGACATATTAAATTTTGCAAAAGCACAAAAAATATACAATTGAAATAAATACCGGAAAAAGGATGAACCGATTTTTAACGATTTTTCTAATACTGTCGCTATTCGCGGCTTGTAATAGTGATGATTACGACCCATATGTATGGGTCGAACCGAACTCGATCGTGGTGCCGGCAGCAGGCGGCGATTATCGGATAATCGTTGGGGCTGCTCTTTCTTGGACCATGTCGGGCAACGCCGAATGGTGTACCCCCTCGGCCACAAGCGGACCGACCGGAGAGGAGATCACGCTCCGGATCGTCCCTAACACTTCGGGCAAAGAGCGTTCGGTGACCTACACGTTTACTTGCGGCGATCAACCGGCAACCTTGACTGTAACGCAGGAGGCCGGTAACAGCACTATCTTCGTCGCTCCGAGCTCGATCGCAGCGCCGGCCGAAGGCGACAGCCAGAGCGTGACCGTCTCCAGCAGCGGCCCGTGGACCATGTCGGGCAACGCCGAATGGTGTACCCCCTCGGCCACGAGCGGGCAGGACGGGGAGGCCATTGCGTTCGAGATCGCTGCCAACACTTCAGGCAAAGAGCGTTCGGTGACCTACACGTTTACTTGTGGCAAACAAACGGCGACACTGACCGTAACGCAATCGGGTAAAACCGGAAGCGTTGATTTCGGCGACTATGAAGAAGAGAATTGGAATTGATCGTAACGGAATTAAACATATGAAAACGTACACACATATCCTATCCCGCCTTGTCGTATTGTGTTGCATGGCATTGGCTGCGGGATGTCAGAAAGAACTGGAAACTGCCACGATACAACCCAAATACCGTGTCAATGCCGTAAAAGGCGGCTACGATGGTGTCGTTGCTACCAAAGCCGTTAAAAATAATTGGAATGAAGGGGACGAACTCTATATTTGGTATGACGACGAGGCCGAGCCTTTTCGTGCGACTTATACCGGAGAAATCTGGGACGTAACGCCTCCGGCCAAAGAACTTACCGGTACGGGCAGACTCTATGCCGTTTATGGAGAGAGTGCAACGCCGACTGCAAACGGCCTCTCTTTCCAGCAAGGAGAGATTTGCTATACGACAGCCGGAACATACACCGCTACGAGCCGCGAGATCGTTCTGAACCTGCCGATGACTCAGCGTCCGCAGGGGAGAATCGTTTTGACCGGCATATCGACCGGAGAAGAGCTTTCGCTTCAAAAGATGCAGTCTGTTCAAACGGTAAGTTACACGCCGGGGAAGTTCGATTTTACATGGAAGGCAAATACTTTATCTGCTGTGGGAGATGCGGACAATACGGTCGCGTTCTATTGTTTGCCGCTCTCTGATGCCGGTTCAAATACTACGTTGTATGTCGAGCAAAACGGAACTCAATACAAGAGGACATTCGACAATAAAAAATTCACAGCCAATAAAAGCATTACGGTAACTTTCCAAAACGATTCGGAAGTTTGGACGAAATATAACGGTTCGAAGATCGTTTACACCACGACAGACGGAAAAATATTATCCATCAAAACCACATATTTCGGAACAAACGCTCAAGTTATCAGTCATAACCAGACCGGAGAGAACGAATTTATGATCGAATGTGACGGAACGATTACTGAAATTCCCTCACAGGCATTCTACAATCAAACGACATTAAAAAGCATCGCTTTGCCGGAAGAATTAAAAGTGATTGGTGATCAATCATTTAAAGGGTGTAGTTTTTTGGACTGTTCATTGGCGATTCCGGATGAGGTAACAATCATTGGTTACGAAGCATTTTCCGATTGTATAAGTCTTACAGGGCCATTGACACTTCCGAAAAGCCTGACGAAGATTGGAAGTGGGGCCTTTAGGGAGTGTAACCGTTTGACTGGTTCTTTGGCAATTCCTGAGGGAGTGACAGAAATCGGAGGTGGCGCATTTTTCTATTGCAAAAATTTAACCGGTTCTGTGACGATTCCGCAAGGTATAACCACGATTGAGAGTTACACATTTTGGAATTGTGGCAATCTCACTGGGCCGCTCACGATTCCTGAGGGAGTGACAAAGATTGGAGCACGTGCGTTTATGGGTTGCAGTAACTTGACAGGTACATTGACAATTCCTGAAAGCGTTACGACAATCGAAGATGCCGCATTTCAATACTGTAGTGATTTTACTAACTTAAATATTTCAGATGGAGTCGTTTTGATTGGGGAGCACGCATTTTTTGGTTGCAGAGGTTTGTCTGGATCATTGACGATACCTGGTAGTGTACAAGTGGTTGGAAATTATGCGTTTTCAGGTTGCAATAGTTTGACTGGACCATTGACGATTGCAGAAGGAGTGACGGAAATCGGATACTATGCATTTGAGAATTGCAATAGTCTGAATGCAGTGACAATTCCGAAAAGCGTAATGAAGATCGGGTCGTGTGCTTTTCATAGCTGCAGCAGCCTTACGGCATTGACAATTTTGGCAGAAATAACTGAAATTGAGAGTCAGGTGTTTTTCGGTTGCAGCGGATTAACATCTTTGACAATCCCGGACGAAGTGACTAAGATTGGAAACGGAGCATTTGTCGGTTGTAGTGGACTTACCACGGTGACGATCCCGGAAAGCGTAACAGAGATTGAAGACCGCGCATTTCGAGGATGCAGCAGTTTGGCCGATGTTTTTTGCAAGCCAGCTACGCCGCCCAGTCTGATAGGCTACGACGTATTTCTTTATACCCCGAAATTTAGGTTACATGTCCCGACAGGTTGCACGGAAGTTTATAGTCGTACTGCATGGCATTACACAGACATTATCGAAACAGAATTTTAACCCGTTGATACGCATAAGGCTAAATATTAAAAGAATCTATTAAAGCCCCATATCGTCGCTAAGAACAGAAATGTAATAACAGTTTTAATAACTGAAATTATGAGGTGAACAATTACACAACGAGAGATGGTTTCCTCTCTCGTTGTGTAATTGTTCATTTCCTGATTTTTCTGTTTATTGACTCTCATCCTACTGTGCTAACCGGAACTTATCTCCGATCCTTGCCTGTAAATTCGCCATGTCTCGCTTGATCTTGTCGTAGGTGATCTTGGCGTAAATCTGTGTCGTGGTAATATGCTTGTGCCCTAACATCTTCGACACCGTTTCGATGGGTACGCCCTGCGACAGACAGACCGAGGTGGCGAAGGAGTGCCGCCCGACATGCGAGGACGGCACGAACGAAAGTCCCGCACGGCGGGCTATCGCCTGCAACGATCCCCGGAACGAATTATAAGCCGGAACGGGAAAGACCGCCCCGTCCGGAAGTGCGAGGCGGCGGTACTTCTCCACGAGCTGTTTTGCTACGGGCAATAATTGCACCCGGAACTGCGTGCCCGTTTTCTGCCGCTTGTCAACGATCCACATATCCCCGTTGCTGTCCGTATGCAGGTCGTCATAGGTCAGTTTCTTTACGTCCGCATAAGCAAGGCCCGTGAACGTGCAGAATACGAAGATGTCCCGCACAATGGCCGTCTTATAGTTCGGTAAGTGTACATCCATGACCTGCCGTATCTCGTTCTCGTCCAAGAAGCGCCGTTCGCGGGATTGGGGAACGACCCACACGTCCGGAAAGGGGTGTACGCTTATCCAGCCTTTGCTGACGGCTAAATAGACCATAGCGTGCAGTTTCTTTAGGGTGTGGTAAATCGTAGTGGAATGAAGACCCCGGACGGTGGACAAGTAAACGATGAACTTCTCGGCGAACTCCCGTTTCAACTCCCTAAAAGGAATATCGCCCAGGCCGTATTCGTATTGCAGGAAAGCGGCCAGACGGTCGCGACGGGTACGGTATTCCCGAAGGGTCCCCGCGCTGCGGTCTTTGCCTACGCGTTTACTGGCGAACTCCTGTAAATACTCGTCGAAGGTCTGCAACAACAGGCGGTGTTCGTCCCCGAAACCTAACCATGCGTTTTTGACCTTTTCGGCGGTAACGTAGGAATCGCGGTCGCAGATACGCTGGTACTGCTTGCCGATGTTGGTACGGATGTTATCGAGTTTCTCGTTGATTTGACGGGCCTCGATGCTTTTGCCTGCGGCCTTGTTGCCCTCGGTGTCCCATAATTTAGGGGATACGGAGAGTTTGCAACTGAACTGCGATACCGTGCCGTTGATGGTAATGCGCCCCATAATCGGGGCTTTACCGTTTTTCTCGCTCTGCCTTTTCAGATAGAAAAGGACTTTGAAGGTGCTGCGCTTCATAACCCTAAAACTTTTAGCAACAATACGTTAGTTAGAGTTATTTGTTGCGGAGAAAATTAGCGCAAAATACTGAAAAACAGTATGATAAATCGAAAACACCGCAAGGCGGTCAGGTAACGATTAGGTAACCTAAATCCATCCTAAACCTGCTTTTTTATGCGGTTTTTCGTATTCAGGGTAAAACAGAATTCTGTATAAATAGCTAATTAAGAACTATTTGCACCTTGTATCTCCTTTCCCGTTTTTATAGTGATAAATCAATGTTATTTATTCAGACCAGAATGCCACTTTGGGGGTGTCGAAAGACCCCGTGAATACGGAGCAGGGCATTTTCTACAAGATAATACTTTCCGGCCACATTATCTCGAACCGCAATCCGAACGGAAAGTCCGCCACCAAGTCGTGAGGGTAACTCCCATATGGTCTTTGTCATCCGTCCGATTGGTGGAAATCTCCCGGATGGATATCGGGCCTTGCCCGGAATACTCCTTTTTATCGAGGACCGGATCAACCGTACCTTTTCACCGCGTTTATCCTTTTCTATCGTTTCCCACCATCGTTTATAGCTGGTCCCCCCTTCTCCCTTCTCCCTTTTCTATCCTTTCCTTTTCCGCTCTCCCTGCTTCATTTCCCGTCGCCGCTTGGGTTTTATCGGATACAAAAGTGGGCTACCGCACTTGATCCGGCGGTTTGAAGTGTATTTCCGGCCAACTCTTCCTTTCGTCGAAAGAGTAATTGGCTGGAGAAACCGCCGTCTGCCGCTCTTACAACAGCCTGATGCAATCTGATAAAGCCCAAGCGGCATCGGGAGATAGGGAACCGATAAAAAGGGAAAAACAGATGTTTTATAACAGGCACGACAATGGATAAGAAAAATTACAAAATGGCCGGACGTGCAAAAAGACAGATTGAAAAATCCCTGATGGTCATCCATGTCAAGAGGGAGATCATAGATATTCTCCAAATAACGAACCGGCGTTTTATGTATAGCCCGCAAACCGAGATATTGATTTTAGGAGATGAAATGTATGGTAAAAGTATTTGTAGCTCCCATGCGCAAGAGTTCCATGCGTCGAAAGCGGAAGGGCGCTTTGACGACTATTTGCGCGGGTGGATCGGCGCATCGAAAAACTATCCCCGCGGAATTGTCCATTTTGCCCCCGCTGTTGGCATGGAGCAGTTCGATAGGGGATTTGACACGCTGCAAATGTTTACTAAACTTGAAGGTGCCAATAGGGATACTATGGTCCGGGGATTTTGCAATTCCCCGGAAGTAAGAATCGGCGATCTATTGCCTTCCACGTTTAAAGCAGATGCCTGA